GAGGAATATGGTGCTAAGTTCTTTGCTAATGGGGCTTCTCCTGGTGGAGTACTAGAACACCCCGGCACCATCAAAGATCCTGGAAAAATTAAAGAATCTTGGAATGCTGCCTATCAAGGAAGTGGCAATGCACACAGGGTAGCTGTTCTTGAAGAAGGGATGAAATATCAACCTATTGGTATCTCACCTGAACAAGCACAGTTTCTAGAAACCAGAAAATTTCAGATCAATGAGATCGCTCGTATTTTTAGAGTCCCCCCTCATATGCTTGCTGACCTTGAGAAGTCATCTTTTAGTAATATCGAGCAGCAATCCCTGGAGTTTGTAAAATACACCCTTGACCCTTGGGTGGTCCGCTGGGAACAGGCCATGTGTCGTGCACTACTTATGGAAAGCGAGAAACCTAATGTCTTTATCAAATTTAATGTAGATGGTCTACTTCGTGGTGATTCTTGTTAAGGATTAAAACAGCGCCGCCTTCGACTTCCTCATCACCACCATAAGCAAAGATGATATCATCTAAAGTTGCATCCGTAATCGCCGCAATCTCTAAAGCCGCTTTATCAGCTAGTGCAACAGCTGCTTCACTAAAGATACCTGTAAAGGTATTGGTTGTTCCGGCACCCCTTAGGATTTGTTCACTGATTTTCTTTTTAAGTGATATATTAATATTTCGTAAAACTTCTGCTTGATAAGGTATCGAAGGAAGTTTCTCTAACTCTTCAGTGATTTCAGTATAAGCTGTAATCTTAACTTTAGAGATTGTTAGATAACCAAAGGCGGGCTCTGTTTCACTGTAAGGCTTACCTTCTAAAGTTGTACCAGCAATACCATTCGTTTTAACAAATGATTTCTTATAAGTTTCTCCACCATTTAAGTTAATAACATTAACTCTATCAACCAAACTTGATACTTGTGCAAATGGCACAGGGGCAAGGTTTGACGATACATGTTGTGGCAACAAGACTTCATCACTTGATACTTGAATAACGCGACTTTCTTTTAGGCTTTGACCTCTGGTTTCAAGTTTCTCTTTATTGATACTTTCACGCTTATCAACTTGAATAGGGTTAAACTCTGTTTTAGATGCAATGGACATCTTTTTATTAATGGTGGTTCTTTCTTCTTGAAGTGTGCTAGTTTCTGTTTCTAGTTCTTCAAGTTTTGTAAGTTCTGTTTCAGTGTCTACTAGACCTCTGATTTCTTTTAACCTAATTTCAATTTCATTTCTTCTGATTTCTAAATTCATGTTTTTCTCTCCTCGTATAATATGTAGTGTAGATTTAGGTTTTCACCTAACTACTTATTATTATTTATAAGTTTGAAGTCCTAGTGTTATAATTAAGTCAAGATGTAACCAGAAGAATCTGCTTTGTCTCCTTGCACTTCTAGGTGCCTACTAAGCTTGCAAACCTGCTTGATTGACTTATCTGCTAACCGGTTGTTGTTACCCGTTAGATCTAACTCAACTATATAGCTAACGGTGTTTTCTTATTGGCGAGGCTGCAGTTGTCTTTCAAGGCTAGGACTTCTCTTATATCTAATTTTCCTTGAAAGAAGGTGTTACTTTGAATCATACTTTATTCGTTGGTATTGATGTTGCTAAACTAACCAATCATGTCTATTGTCTTAACTTAGATCGTGATAAGTTATTATCTGTCAATATCCCAAACACCCAAGATGGCGCGAATCAAATTGAAATGCGTTTACTTAAGTTACTTGAAAAACACAAACTCACAAAATTACTTATAATTTTAGAGTCTACAGGCGTCTACTCAGCTCATATTGCGACTTACTTATCCACTTCAAAATATTTGAATCTATTTGAGACAAAAGTTTATATCATTAATCCTAAAATCTCTAAGAATTATAGGAAAAGTTTTGCGGATATGGATAAAACTGATCCAAAAGACGCTTATGTCTTAGCCGATATTGCTAGAGTCGGCAGATGTGATGAACTCACGCCTTTCAAAGGTGGCCAGAGGCTTGCTTTGGAAAGGCTCACTAGACATAGACTCCATATCGCAGAAAAACTATCTAACGAGAAGGTTTATGCCCTTAACAACGTGTTCTTAAAGTTCTCTAACTTTGAAACTTTGTTCTCTGATAACTTTGGTACCACAGCTGTTGATCTTTTATTAGAATACAAGTCTACTGATGATATTATTAATTCCTCTTTACAAGATTTAGCTGATTTTGTATCCAAATCAAGTAAAAATCGTTTTGATAGTTCAGCTGAAATAGCTGTTAAAATCAAGAAGGCTGCCAGAGCTTCTTATCGACTTGATAAAATAGCTTATGACCCTATTAATCATTCGCTCGCTTCCTCAATTAACATCATTAGATGCTATCAATCAGAACTTAAATCTATTGATAGAGCCATTGCTAAGCAAGTTGCTGGATATGATCATGATCACTATCAAGTTCTTCTTTCTATTCCTGGTATCGGTAAGGTTTACGCCGCCGGTATCTTAGCTGAAATTGCCAGTATTTATCAGTTTGATTCTCATAGCGCTTTGGCTAAATATGCTGGTATTACTTGGCGTAAAAATCAGTCTGGTAAATATACAGCTGATGAAACCTATATGACTAAAACAGGAAATAAATATTTGCGTTACTTTTTAATTCAAGCCGCCAATATGGCTAGAATTTATATTCCTGAATATCGCGACTTCTATAAAAAGAAATATAATGAAGTTACAACACATCAACACAAACGTGCCCTCGCCCTTACTGCTAGAAAACTTATTCGTCTTATCTATGGTTTGTTGAGTACCAATAGACTTTATAAGTAAATTTGAATTTGTTTCAAATCTAACCAAACCTTTTTTAAGTATGTCTTAATATGATGATTCTAATCACTTTTTAGTGATTATTTTTTATTTTAGTCCTTGACATACTTACCGGTTGCTTAGATTTGTGATTTAATTTTAATGCGCTTTTTAACAATGATTGATTTTTCGTTTAGCTCTACTAACTCCATAGCCTTTAGTTCCAACTCCATGGATTCTAAAGAACGAGCATGTATAGAAGTTGTATCATAGGCAGGTGTATCCACAACTGACACATCATACAATCTTTCAATTTTTGTAACGGTTCTTTTTGGTATATCACCTTCACGGTTCCATACCTGTTCATCTACAGAAAAAGCAAAACTCATTTTATCTAAGAGTCCGCTTCTAACCATCTTATAGATATCTTGATTGGTGTTTGTATCTAAAAGTTCAGCTCTTACTTTTAAACCAATACTATCAACTGATAACTGCAGGGATTGGTTTTTGGTTCTGGCAATAATTAAAAAAGAATCCACATGATTATATTTCATGGGGACATCCTTCATTTTAGTTTCCGTTAAAGCACCAGGTGCAATTTCTTCTATAAAGCCATAGGTTTCATCACCAATTAATGTTTCTTGATTAAAGACGAGTGCATAACCTTCTAAGATCATCTTACCTTCATCTTCATGAAGGGTAATATCCGCTAGTCTAGTTTCTTTTATCATTAGCTCTTACCTCAATCTTTTTTGCCTTGGCAGGTTTTTCTTGTGGCTCATATTCAAACTCTAGTTCAGCATCTTTATATGAGAACGTTTCTACTTTTTCCTTCTTACAAAAGTCAGTGATTATTTTAACTTTTTCCTTTTGAGAGTTTAATATACTCTTGAGTGCTTCGTTTGATATTCTTCCATTAATCGTTATCTTCATTTTCTTTTTCCTCCTTAGTCCCTACTTGATATAGGTTTGCTTTATCTGCGTCAACAAAGTTCAATGATTGTAAACGTTTGTTACCACCTTCTATTGGTTCTAGTCCTAACAATGACCTTGATTCATTTAGAGACATGATACCTAGGCTCATTAGCTTCTCAATTGCTGTTACTTTTGTGTTCCATGAAGCATACTGTAACCTTTCACTAAAGAAGACAATCTCTTCACCACGTTCTAGTTGATTGTTAGTCAAAAGTCCAATAGAAAAAGCCTCGCTAAGTTGAATAGCTAGAGGCTCAATGGTTGATTCATAAAATGAGTTATACTCATCTTCTGAATATGTATTTGTAAAAATAGGAACAGACACTCCGAAATAGTCAAGTATCTTAGATTGTAAGAATTCTAAGGTATCTTTATCAATTAACTTTGGATCTACATTAAGAGGTATATATTCACTCTTTAAATCAATGGGTATAATTGAACTTCCTTTATGGTTTATCGAATCAGATAAGGCACTATCAAAAAGTTCTCTTTGTTTTAGTTTATCTGCTTCTGAAAGCATACCGTTCATCTTAACAATACCTTTAATCTGCATGGATGATTTTATGGCGTTATCAATACCTTGAAGTAAGCTATCATTAATTGAGATTGTTTTTAGAACAGCTTCATGATCTCCACTTGATCCATTACCTCCAAAGATATCATTTTGCCCATAGTGTTTTCTTAGATGGATGATGTTTTCATATGGTAAGGTATAGCTTTCACCGTTTTCGAAGAAAAACCTAATGAAGTAAATATCTCCCCCATCAGAAATCATCTCAACAGTCACAGGCTTTAATGGATACAATGCTTTTAGATGTCCGGTTGTTCTATCAAACCTTGGATAGATAAAGACATTATCATTTAGCATCAGCAGCATGATTGTTTTATAGATAAAATCATAAGGTGTCATTATTTCATTTGGCTTATACTTCAAAAGAAAAGACAGTTTACCGTTTTTCTCAGTAACTGTCTTATCATTTTCAGTTTTAATGTATCTAGGTTTTAGCTTTGCGCATTGACTGGCAATACGGTCAATACATATTTTTACAACATCACTCTTGGATATATTAGTTCCAAAGGGTGTATAAAATGTATTGTTATTATTTATTAACTGGATCGTATCAAAGGATCTAGTTTTCTTTTTTCGTTTGAATATTGGCATGAAATTCCTACTTTCAAAAAAAACAAGGAAATTATCCTTGTTTTATAATGTACTTATGACAAATTGGTTTGCTTTTTTTAGTCGTCTTTAGATGTGCAATTTACAATTGATTCTCTTGTAAAAGTTCTATTTTAACTGTATATATTTCTTTATTTCTAACCTTAGAGTTAATTTTGTAGAAATCAATACTTCGAGTACATGATTATAACTAAATTTCATTTAATATACTTTCTTTCTTAAAATTATATTCTTCTTCAGAAATCAAATCATCATCAAACAACTTCTTCAAATTATTTAATTTATTTGCAATCTCAGTTTCAAATTTATCAGTCGAAGAAATTGCAATTCCTGAATTGTTTGCATTTTGAAAAATGAAAAATTTGTGTCTAAATACAAATAAAGCGCCTACCTCAACTAATCCTAAAAAAACGAAAATATAACCAATAATATTCAAAGGATTAATTTTACCTTCTGTTAACCAAGATGGAAAATATTCATCGTTTGAGTTTGGTTTAAATGATTCGTATAAATTATATCCCCCTAAAGTATCATCTTGCTCATATATATTTAATTCATTTTCCCGTTCTCCCTTATAATAATACACGGCAACCTCAGAATCTCCATATCCTCCAAATCCAGTTCTTGCATTCCATATTATCATAATTGAATCTTCATCATAAGCTGCCTCAGATATAATAAGCGAATCCGGATCCCTAAGACGTGCCGTCAGTTTGGAAACCGCATCGTCATAATGTTTTTCGTTCTTAACTTTACTAAAAGAAAAAAGCACACCTAATAACAAAAACAATCCAATTGATCCCAGCAGAATAAAACCAAACTTATTAAACTTCATTATCGACACCCCTTTTATATTTATGGCATTATTATATAGTATACAAAAAAATAATGCAACCCCCTGCGGATAATTCAATTATTTATATATGAACAATTAGTATAGTTTTTTTATTTTGCACAGTTTATTTGCTTTCATTCTAGAAAACTCTAATTGTGCTAAAAAGCATTCTCTTGTTGTAAATTAAGATACAATATTTTCATAATCAATCTTATATCTGTTCAAAACTGCATAGGCAATAATTAATGCTACTGTTCCATCAATCCTTTTGTATTTTGAATTAAGCTTAGAGGGTTGTATATTTCCATTCAAATCTACTTTAGCTTGAGTATTTGATAAACACCATTTCAATATAGGATTATTATCATATACTAAAAGACTATTCTTTAAATCGGCTTCCATTTGTTTCATGGGTTCAGACAATGAATATATCCCTTGTCTTACTTTTTCCATATTAAATCCCAACTCTTCCATTTCCTTAATCCAGTATTGAGAGTTCCATGGATCATAACCTACCCATAAGGGTCTAATACCAAAATTCTGAATCATTTTCATGAACCATTTTGTTACTAAGCTAAAATCATTCTGGTTTCCTTCTGTTAAAGTAACCAGTCCTCTTTTAACCCATATATCATAAGGAACATTATCCTCTGTTATTCTTTTCTCTAATACTCCACTTGGCATAAAGAAATGAGGAATTATAAACTTCTTGTTTGAATCTTTCTTTTGAATAACTAATACAGCCGCAGTTAAGTCTGTTGTTGATGATAAGTCTACTCCACCTACTGCATAAGAATCTCTTAGGTCATCCAATGAGAACGTTTCTTCATTGTTTAGATCATTATAAGATAACCAGGAACCGGAATCTGCTTGTTTAACATTAAAGTCTTTACAAAGCATAGTAACTCTTGTTGATAAGTCATGTTTTGATTTATTCATTACATCTTCTAAATATGATGATAGCTTAACAACACCAAGACTTGGGTTTGATTTTTGCCAAGTTTTCGTGTCGTCATATATCTCTTTTGTTGAGTCTTGCGTATAGAGCCAAGGAAGAACTCTTTCATCATCAATATCACCTTTAAGCATCTTACGAACATAGTCTAGCTTATTATCTAAGAAACCACCAACCGTTGTTCCCTCTGTAGTAATAATAAATATAAGTGGTTCTTTCTTAGTTGACTGTGATTGCTTAATTGAATCATATACTTTTGAATCAGTCATTTCATGTACTTCATCAATACAACCAACTTCAATATTATATCCATCTTTATTTCTTGATTGAGCAGATAACTTCTTGATCTTGTTTTTAGTCTTAGGTGAATAGATAAAGAAGATATTCTTTCTACTTCTTGATTCCTTAGACAATGAAGGAGACTGTTCCCTCATGTTGTTTATCTCTTCGAATAGGATGTTAGCTTGCTCAGTGGTATTTGAGGCACAAACGATATCAACACCACCTCTAGATAGAAAGAACTCAGCTAAGTCTAAAGCAGCAACGAATGTTGTCTTTCCATTCTTACGAGCGATCAATAGTACAACTTCATTAAACCTTCTTAGTCCAGTATCTGTTATCTTGAATCCGTAGGCTGTTTGAATGATTGCTTTTTCCCATAGTTCTAGAATAAAGGGCATACCATTAAATGGTGACTTCGTATGTTTACAAAACGTTTCTATAAAATCTATTCTCAGTTTGCCTGGTTTTTCGTCAAAGTAATATCTCGGATTCTCTAAATCGGTTATTAACTTATCAATCTCATTTTTTAACTCTACACCAGCAACAATACCACCATTAGATATTTCTTTGTAATACTCAACTAGATAATTCATTCAGTTGCTCTTTTAAGGAATTCATCAAATGCATCATCTCCATCATTAACCTGTGTACCTAATATCGTATTCAATGTCTTTATTACTGTTCCGTATGAATTAACTAGCTTTGTATAATACTTTGCAGCCTCTGTTTGTCTTTGAGCACCCTTACTTGATTGAAATGACGTAAAATGTAAAAAAATATGTTTCCCCCATTGAAAAGAGAAAACGCATTTTGTACAAAAAGCAAAAAAGAAGCATTATTACCCTTAAAACAGGTAATAATGCTTCTTTATATATTGACTAAACCGCCAGAATTGGCGCTCTATAATTCGAGCAATGCGATAGCCTCAACGTGCGATGTTTGTGGGAACATATCAAAGGGCGTGACACTTTTGATGATATAAGAATCGCTCACAATCACGTTCAGATCTCT